TCTAGGTGTAGAGGTTTTGCCTTAGCTATCAAGTAGTTGAGTAGTGTTATTTTGCTCTAGTTATGAGGCTGGAGAATAAGTTCAAGTTTTATTGCGCAGTGTTGTACTACCTTTATCGGTGTGTCCTACAACTGTGTAGACGTGTTATTGACAATGGGGACATTCGACGTGTTTTCTTTCGATGTGATTGGCTTGGTGAGATGGATGTCATTAATCCTGAAACGCATTCCCATCCTATTGCAGCAAGAAACCGTACTCGGGCCACCCATAGCATTAACAAATTTTGCCATGAATTACGACGACCTAGGTTTGATTATTCTACTAGTGATCGTGAACGATGCTCTGGACAACGTGATTATCATGTTGCGAAGGATTTCTTTCAGGACAGCAAGCAGGATGTGATACACGCTCGGGCAGTTGTGACGTTGGTTGATGTTGATTATTACTTGGATCATGATGACTGGTCTTTGCTGTTGAACCACAGACCTGTGTTAATGTACACCTTCCGTCCTAAGACCCTTGCTGGTCGTACGCCTAATGGGAGCTTTTGGTTCTCTGATAGTTGTACGGTTCATGAGGTGATTAGTGGCGGAGAGCGGTATGTTCACCAAGTGTGGAGTCACGAGGACCCATTGTTGATTCATCCGACCCGGTTTGGTTGGACATTGTTCAATGTGGACCGGATGGAGGATAACACCGATGACATGCGTGAGTTTATTTTGCTCACACCGCGTGTCTGGGTGTTTGATCCGTTCGGTTTGATTGGGTGGTTATACTCTTTTCGTCAACATGGGATCAAACGCATGGTGGCACAAGTTGATGGTGATGTGATGTCACTAGTTCGGATGGAGAAGAATGGTCGCTTGGTTCGAAGCCTCAAAACCATTGACATGCGAGTGTGTGTCGATGTTGATGAGGCTACGTATCAGGCATTGGTTATGCAGTTCAATGTGTCTAAGTGGAAAAACATTTCCGACGTTGAAAAGTTCTTGATGGCTGGAGAACATAAGTCGCGTCACGCTAAACACGTTGATGCAGCTATATTGTTTGGATGCCTCGAAGCGACTTTCAAACGTAGCGGGATTGTAACCCATACTGGCATGTGTCCTGTATACCAGATAGCACCAAATGTACTTCAAGAGCCCGTACCAGTGACTGAAGTTGGTAAAGCTAGTGTTGAGGCACCACTGCCCAGCATTATGCAAGCACCAGCGCAAACACCTGCTAACTCGTACACTAATGACGTAGCCTGTGTGCAAATGAGAGTGACCGCCCCACATAATGAAACAGTTCCACCACATCGTTATGAGCGATATGCCGAGGAGTTTGCTCGGTGGGTCGTTCCGGATGACAAGATGGGCACAGGATTTCCTTGGATGACGTCCGAGGTGTGGCAACAGCAAGATCGGCCATTGCAGCGCATGAGGTCTGAGCGAACTCGATGTTTTAGGAATGAGACGTGTAATGTGTCTTCATTTCAAAAATTTGAGCATTATGCCGGAGCTTCTGCCCCACGCAATATTTCAACTGTTCCAGTCACTCATACCCATGAGTTGTCAGCTTACACGTATCCATTCAAGAAAAGTGTCTTGGTGAAGTGTAAGTGGTATCATCCTTGCCGCAACCCCGGAGAGATATCAGATTCCGTGATGAGTTTCGTCAGAAAACTTGATCGTGTGTTATGCACTGATTATAGTAATTATGATGGCACGATATCATTATGGCTTCGCGAACATGTGGAACGTAGGGTCTACTTGCGTTGGGTGCGAAATGAGGATAAGTCAAATCTTAACCGGTTATTGATGGCTGAAGTTGGTGCTAAGGGGATGACCAAACATGGCGTCCGTTATAGACCTAAAGGAGCCCGTCTTTCTGGATCCCCGTTAACGACTGATGCGAATTCTTTAATAAATGCATTTGCTTCGTATTGCGGATTTCGGGAGGCTGGGTGGTGTCTTAAGCGGGCGTATTTTGGTATAGGACCCAAATACGGCGATGATTCCATAGAGAACCCACTCTGTGCTATCGAGCGTGCTGCAACTGATTTGGGGTTGAAGATCAAATGTGAGTATTTCGTCAAGGGGCAGCCTGTGCCGTACCTTGGTCGAGTATTTCTTGATCCGTGGATTAGTAAGAGGTCCATTCAAGATCCAATGCGTACCATGAAGAAGATACATCTGGTGCATAAAGGTACTAGTGATCTTAAAACGTTGCGCTGTAATCGTGTCGCTGGTTATCTAGTGACTGACGAGAACACACCCGTTATAGGACATTATTGCCGAATGGTCAAACGCGTTGAAGCGGTTGAGGATCTTCACACTCCGGGCCTGAATAAGGAATTAGATTATCGTGTGAGACAAGGGCAGTGGCCTGTTGACCACGAGCTACAGAATGTAGCAATGTCTGTTGTCGCGGATAGTCTAGGAGTGACGGTGAGTGATGTAGTCCGCATGTGTAGTTACTTGGACAGCGTATTAACTTATGAAGAGGTGCCAGTTATGATTCACAATGATAGACTCGTGAAGTTCGATGCTATTATTGATGGGGAGCTGGTGCTTGCTGATTGAGTGCGTGGATCGGGAGGGTGGGTTGGTGATCCAGCTCTTTCCATAGGGTTAGAGCAACAGTTTTGAACTATTTAATAGTTTCGTAACGGTTTAAGTTGATGCAATGGTGCGAAAACGTGGAGCTGTTCGCAAAGCAGTGCGAGGATTCGAAGAATTAGCGCGTGAGTACGTTGCCAGTGGGTTTATCGGTCCGTTGCTGCCTAATCAGCGGCGACAAAATTATTTGCCGAATAACTTCATTGGACCTGTCAATTACGGTCAAACCCGGGGTGTTTCACCTGCAAAACGGGCTAGACGTGCGCGACAGAGACAGCGGAAACGTGCTATGATTACGGGTTCTGGTGTTGTCACAGCCCCTGTAGCCATGAGCTATGGGGGTACGAATCGTGGCCCTCAGTTACGCGCTGCTGGACAAGGTGCTATCGTTGTGTCTCATCGTGAGTTTGTGGCGGATGTCTTTGGAGCGGTTACGTTTAATAACATTGCGTTTCCGATTAATCCTGGGCTATCTACCACATTTCCATGGTTGAGTGCGCTCGCTAGGAATTTTGACAAGTATAAGTTTAGAAGGCTGAAGTTCTGCTATGAACCTTCTACAGCCACGGTATTACCTGGTACCGTCATGCTAGCAATTGATTTGGATGCATCAGATCCTAGTGCTATTAGCAAGCGTGAGTTTATGTCGTTTGAAGGGGCGTCTAAAGCTACGATTTGGGCTGCGTGTTGCACTCAGATGCCTGAGATGCAGCCACTGCTTTATAATCGAGTTGGTGCACAACCCGTTGGGACTGACATTAAAACTTATGATGCTGGTAACTTTGAATTTGCTGTTTCCAATTGTGATAGCTCAGCATTTATCGGTGAGGTGTATGTGGAATATGAAGTGGAATTGCACGTTCCACAGTCAGTGAACTTGGTTCCGCTTCTGGCATTGGCACAGATAGCAACAATTTCTGGTACTACTACTACTATTGGCAATCCGGATACCAGTAATGGACCCATTGCCAATCCGGTACAAATCAGTGATGTGCTGAATGTGACCATCGGTTCAGGGGGATCAGATGTACTGGCGGTGTTCAATGTCGGAACTACGACTGCATTCAATCTATTGCTTGATCAGATGCCGAATTTTACGGTTACCATGCTCAGTTCGCGCGGGTCGGCTATCATTAATTTGTCAAATGTGGTAGCACAACCTGGTTACCAGGTCCTTTCATCTGCGGCGGTTGTGAATGGAGTATCTTTTGTCATTACCATCAGTGAAGAGCCTCGCACTAACACCATGTTCATCGTTTCCATCCCGAAAGTGGCTGCTAACGAATTGGACTTTGCTGTGGCTGCGGCGTTTCCTAGTTGATGTCTGTGTTTCGTTAAATGGCCGGGTTCCATGGGGTTTATGTTGGGTTCGATTCCTAACACCATGGATATACTCGGAGACCTGGTGGTCTCGCCTCCAATGACACGGAGGTTGATATTTAAAAC